TACATCTATCGTTCGCCGAAAGACCATATCGCGGCGTTCCTGGCTTTTCGTTTTTTCGAGTAACCCTTTTTAACAGGAGCACCCTATGCGTGGAATTGTGCTTGTTTCGCTTATCTTCGGAACTGCCGTGTCTGGCATTCCACCGGATGAGCATGCGATGGACTTACCCACCGAGATCCGCCGCTGGTACTTCAATCCTGACGGCTCGTGTGTGCAGTGCAGTATCGGCATGTGCGGGGCCGATCAGGATGTCCCGGCCGCGGCGACACTACTGTGGGATACCGAGTACGGCCCGGCCGAGCGCGGTGGATCATATCCCGAGCGTGTCGCCCGATATTGTCGATCACGCGGCATCAAGGCGTACAACATTACCGGTGAGCGAACATTCGATTGGATGCGCTGGGCGGCTTCCACCGGTCGCGGTGCGGCTATCGGTGCCGGTCGGGCGCATTTCCAGACCCTCGTCGGCCACGATCCGAAGACCGGCACGTGGTACGTCTGCAATAACAATTCGCCGGATCGGATCGACAAGTACGACGAAGCGGCGTTTCGAAAACTTCACTTGGCCAGCGGTCGGTGGGTGGTCATTCTCGACTACCCGCCGCACCCGGCAAGGCCCGCTTATCACAAGTGGTGGTAACTTATTTGTTTCTATTCTCGAAACCTTATGAAAGGATGATTTATGTCCAAGAACAAAAAGATTTGGATCGCTGTTGCGGTGGCGGTTGGGCTTCTTATCGCGATCGTCACCATTGCTCGAAGCGACGAAGTTGACCGTGATGCCGTGCTTCGTTGTGGCGACATGGTGCAGCATATCAGCGGTTACGGCCAGTCGGCCACCGATCGGTTCGTCGAGGCGATGGCGCCGCCGAAGGACGATAGCGGCAAGTGGTATATTTCGGTCGTCGGATCGAGTCGCTCTCGAACGTGTGAGCGACTAAAGACCGACTGGACGCGTGACGCGAACTTGCTGGCGATCGCCAATCCGGGTGATCCGGCCCGATCATGGGCGCATTGGCACTATTACTATTATGGTGACAAGTCGCAGGCGTGGCGCTTCGAGAATGTCAAGATTACGCACATTCCAACAGTGATCGTCCAGCCGCCGCGAGATGGCAGCTACGGTGATCCCTCGACGGTCGTCTGTCAGCTCGTCGGCTACAACGGTGACGCAGCCAATCTAGCGGCAAAGATACGCGGTTCGATCCGTGCGTACGTTGCGAAGCTCAAGGCCGTGCAGCCCCCGGCAACGGATACCGGCCGATTGACGCCCCCTTGGACGCCCGCGCCGAAGGTTGATCCGCCGCTTGACGACACTGACGACTCAATGCCGGTTCATAAGATCTTTCCGGATATCGATATTCCGGGCGAAATCGAGATCAGCTTTCCATGGCGAGAGATCATGACGTTCTTTACCGTCGGGTTCACGATTCCGGCAGTGATCGCACTGGTCATCTGGATCATCGTCATCGTCCGCAACTGGCGGAAAGAGACAGGCCGGAAGTTGTACCTTAGCGACGAGACGTTTACGTCGGTGATCAAGATGCTCGAAGACTTCGCTGGCCGATTCGAGCCGAAACCGGAAAAGCCCGAGGAAGAGAAGCCAAAGGTCGTCAGTCGTTCGAAACCTCGCACCACGCGGAAGAAGACAGCTAAGAAGAAGACTACCGGTTGATCGTCTGAGTAACACGCATGGTAGGTTTACCCAATTATGACAGTCCAGAAACCGGGGGCGGCCTTCCGCTGCCGCCCTCGCTAGGAGGAATATTTATGTCCAAACGTTTTATCCATGATGGCGAATCGATCGATCATACGCCGTCAAGCAATGTCAATTCGGGCGATGTCGTCGTCCAGGGCGACTTGGTCGGCTTCGCCAATCTCGATATCCCGGCCGGCAGACCTGGTTCGCTTAAGGTTCAAGGAGTCTTTGACCTTCCGAAAAAAGCCGAGGTATTGGCCGTCGGCGTGAAAGTCTACTGGGACGCCGATGGTGATCCGGTAGGTGGCACGGCCGGTAGCGGGGCTCTCACCGCCACGGCGACCGACAACACGTACGTCGGTAAGATGGCTGCAGCGGCTGCATCCGGTGATGCGCTGGGTCGTGTGAGGTTCGATCAATGAGCGACCTTCTTCGCAAGGGCGCCGAGTGGCTGGGGCAGAAGCGACGCGAGCACTGCTCCAGCCCGGTTGAGTATATCCAGGACGGCCAGTCGGTTCCGGTGCAAGCCACGTACGGCAAAACCGGCTTTACGATCAGCGACGGCCAGGGTGGAAGCGTCGGGGCGCACGTGGTCGACTTCCTGATCATGGCCGACGAACTGAATCTAAAGCCCAAGGAAGGCGACACGATTATCGCCGATGGCGTTACCTATGAAGTTATGAACTTCGGCGACGACGGATGCTGGCGCTGGAGCGACTCGTATCTTATCACGTTCCGAATCCACACGAGAGAGGTTGGATGAGTATTGTAACCGACATTGCCGATGCGGTGGCCGCCGAACTGGGCGAAGGCGAGTTCTCGCAAGCGTTCACGCCCCAGCGGCTGGCCGTTCCCATGTTTGAACTTAAGGACCTGAAGCAGCTCAAGGTCTCGGTCGTTCCCCATTCGCTCGAAATCACCGGCGCGACCCGAGGCATGAGCCAGTACGAAGCGACGATCGACATCGGTGTGCAGAAAAAGATCGACGGCGACGTGGACGAAGTGGTTAAGACGCTCGGCTCGCTCGTCGATGAAATCGCCGACTTCCTGCGCAAGCGAACCCTATCTGCCACGCCGTGGGCGGTCTGGTCGGGTATTAAGAACGATCCGGTCTACGTCCCCGAGCACTTGACCGATCAGCGTGTCTTTACCAGCGTACTGTCGGTTTCTTACAAGATGGTGCGCTAATGTTCGGCATGGACTTTAAGCGGATGTTCTTCGACTCAAAGATCGTCCGCAGTAAAACCGATCGGGCGACGCGCCGGGTTCTTTCGAGATTCGGCGCGTTCGTCCGGCAGACCGCTCGCCGGTCGATTCGTAAGCGTAAGAGCCGATCGAAGGCAGGCACACCACCGAGCAGCCACGTCGGCCTTCTGAAGCGTTTCATCTTCTTTGGTTACGACGTGGTGCGCCGGTCGGTAGTGATCGGCCCTTTGCGCCTAACCAAAGATGGCCGCGGTAAAGCACCGCAAATCCTCGAAACCGGCGGGCGGGCCATGATCTTCTCGCCCAAGAAGAAGCGAATGATCCGTTCCCGTTTCCAGCCGCGCCCGTACATGGGCCCGGCCTTTAAGAAAGAGAAACCGAACCTGCCACGATTATGGCGGGATTCCATTAAATAAGGAGAGACAATACAGATGCCTGAATTTCTACTTGGAATGAACGCGAAGCTTTATTTCGGGACGGCTGGTCAGTCGCTGACGGAACTTACCGAAATGGACAACGTTATGGATGTCAAGTGCGACCTGTCGGCCGGGGAAGCAGACGTTACGACGCGCAAAAACAAGGGATGGCGTGCGACAGCCGCGACGCTTCGTGAATGCACGGTCGAGTTCAAGATGCTTTGGCTACCGAGCGATGCTGGATTTCAAGCAGTCAAGTCGGCCTTCCTTAGCTCGGGCACTCTTCGGCTCGCACCCCTGACCGGCGCAAAAAGCAGCGACGGAACCACACCGGTCGAAGACAGTGAAGGCCCGTTGGCTGACTTCTCGATCACCGGCTTTCCACGCGAGGAACCGCTTGAAGAGGGCGTAACGATCGACGTAACGGCGAAGCTCGCTCTTTTCGATCAGTGGATCGTCGACGGACTGGAAACCCCGTGATCCTCGTAATGCGGGACTTGGCATGATTTCAGGCACATAGATATAAGGAATAAACAATGAGGCAATTTTGCGATAAATCGGGACGTAGTTGGACGATCTCACTAACACTCGGAACGGCAATCGAGGTGCGTGACAAGCTGGGCGTCGATCTTCTACAGCCTGAACAGGGCGATCCGCCGCTACTGACCTGTCTGGGCACCGATGAGATCATGCTCGGTGAAGTGATCTGTGCGATTCTGGGTGATCAGTTCGAGAAACACGGTGTGACGGATGCCGATGTCCGCGATTCGTTCGACGGCGGTACGTTACTTGCCGCTCAGAAGGCGTTCTACGAGGAACTGGTCGATTTTTTCCAGAGCCGAGGCCGGACCGACAGGGCGAGGGCGGTCTTGGCACAGATGAAGGTGATCGAAGCGGCAATCAAGGCGGCCGACAGTCGGATCGAAGCGATCGACATCGATCGAACGATCGAAGAGGCCGAGCGTCAGCTTCAAGAGAAGATCCATGGCGTGACATCTGGCTCGCTGCCGGAAGCCTTGGAATCGATCCAAGAGGACTGACCCTTCGCCAACTTCTACTTATGTCCGAGGGGCAAGGCCAATCTTGGTGGTCGGTCACCTCGGCAGTCATGGCCCTTCTGGCCAACTGTCATCGTGACTCGAAAGGCCGAGTACTTCGTCCTGACGATTTCAATCCGTACGCTGAAAAGCAAGTATGTACGAAAGAAGTCATCGAAGTAACGCCCGAGAATCTCGCCGACTTCCGGCGGGCGTTTATCGGCCGGTAATCTTCTTTTCAGGACCTTCTGCCTATGTCATCCACCACTGCGATTCGGGCCGGGCGAGCCTTTGTCGAACTCTTCGCCGATGATACTCGACTTGTGCGCGGACTGCGATCGTCCGAGTATAAGGTGCGCGAGTTCGGACAGAAGGTTGGTGCGATCGGGCGGAAGCTGCTGGCCGTAGGTGCGATGGTGACGGCGCCGCTGGTCATGGCGTCGCGAATCTTTGTCGGATTCGACGATCAGATGCGAGCTGTGCAGGCGGTTGTCGGTGCGACGGGTGAAGAGTTCGATCGGCTAACGGCCAAAGCCCGACTTCTCGGGCGAACGACGTCCTTCACCGCCGCCCAGGTGGCCGGTGGCATGTTGGAACTCGGGCGTGCCGGGTTCTCGCCCGCACAGATCGACGCTGCGATTGCCTCGGTGCTCAATCTTGCCCGCGCGACGGGGACCGACTTGTCGGAAGCGACGAATATCGC